TTGGTTCTAGCAGGTTAGAGATTTCCTGTATAATTAATTGGTAGGCATGTGCCTGTCCCAACATATACTTGTATTTTTCCATACTGTCAACACCACCACTCATCATCGAATCTCCAATCTGTTGAATAGTAGCGTTCATTCTTTTTTTAAGTTTGTCTATTAATATTAAATCATCCATCTTCTCTCCTTATAGTTTGAATTGTTGTAATACTTTCATTTTTTCTTCAGCATTTGCAATTTTGTCTATTAATTTATCTACTTCGTCTAGGTGTTGAGGATGTTCTCCAATACCTACAGAATTTTCCAAGTAAATTTTAAGTGTAGCATCAGCTTCAAGAATTTGAGCTTCATATCTTGCTTCAAGAGCATCTAATATTGCAGTTCTCATTTTTTCTTTCTTTTATTTTTACATTTACAACGAGGTGCAAATAACTGTCCTATTAGTTCAACAATGTAATCAATTTTTGAAAAAAAATTGTATAAAAATTTATCTATCATTTTTAGCAGGTCCATTATCCTGTTGTGGTTAAATTTTACGCTTTTCTCATTTTCTTCAAAGTCTCGGCTAATCTAGCACGTTGACCTATCTTACCTTTTTTCTTTGCAGCCGCAGCTAACTTTTTAGCAGGAATTTTTTTACCTTTTTTAATACCTAAAGATTTTCTTAAAGATCCTGGTTTCTTAATTGCTTTTTGTATCCAATCACCAGCCATTAAGAATTTTTTCCGTATGCTCTGCCTTTGCCTTTTGTAGCTTTTCCACAACCTCTAACTTTTCCACCACCTTTGTAGCCAGCGTTTAGTTCGTGGATAACTCTATTTTTTTCGGCACGTCTATTTGAATCCATTCTTTCAGAATCAATTCTACCTAATTCTTCTGCAAGATTCATTCTTCCTGTGTTTGCCATTATTTGCTCGCTCCTCTAGATTCATCTCTTCTAGATTTATAGCTTTGTGTTTTTGTAGACTCTTTTCCTCTTCGCATTCCTAAAGACTCGTCTAATCTGTCGTTAGCACCTTGTTTTTTTATATCAGATTTTCCGTATGGAAATCTGACATTTGATCTTACTCCGTTTTGTCTCATTTTTTTGCTCCGTTTCTAAATATTTGTGTTCCCTTTATACCATAAATGCTCGCCACGACAAGGATCCACAAATTTGTAAACCATGACGGCAGTTGGGAGAACATCTCAAAGAACAGTTTTACCTTGTCCATCGCTGTCGGATCGTCCGATACGACTGCCCAAGCCAGCACCAAAACGGGCAAACTTAAAATTATCAAAACTGCCTCGTCCTTCCAATCTGACTGACGGGCTTCTAAAAGTTTTCCCTGGTATTGTTCTTCACCCTGGGCCATTTTAGTAGCGTGCATTAACTGCGCGTCAGACATAGCCATTTTTGTTCTCTGCTTGTTAGCATAAATTTTACTACCAGCAGAAACGGCTAATTTAATTGCCGATAACCACATAGATTAGTACCATTTAGCTTTGACAGGTTTTTTATCAGCTCTCATTCTTTTTGTTCCTCTAACAGTCACTGTTTGAGTCTCAAAAGGATCAGTAGCTTGAATAGTAACCCCGCCAGTTTGATATCCATTTTTAGCGCCTAGTTCTGATACAACATTAGGTGCTTTTGCTTTTTTATTAGGCATATTTTTCTCCTTGATTTGATTTATATCTAGTTTTTTTTAAAATTTCTACCAAAATCGTGTCGTTTACTTTGGTCAGACATTTGTTGTTTAGCTAATGACACTCCAGCTCTTAATTCTGCTAGTTCTTCGTTCTGTTCTAGCTTTTCATCATGCTGTTGGTCGTTCATCATAGCTTTCATTTTGTCTAAATTCAATCTTTCTTGACCTTCTTCCTCTTTTCGCTCATTTTCCATTGCTTTTAGGTCGACTTCTCTTGATTTAATTTTCAATAATGGATCCCCAGCAAATTCACCAGTAATTTTTTCTTCTTCTTTAGCATAGTCTTCTTGCATTTCAGCAATTAACTGCGCTTTTCTAGCTTCAATAGAATTGGTTATTTGTTGAACTCGTTGTTGTTGTTGTTGCATTTGTGGATTTTGCATCATACCTTGTCCCATAGCCGGATTTTGTGCTCCCATTTGTTGCATTTGTTGTTGAATCATTTGTAATTCTTGTAATTCTTCTACAAATTCGATTTGTACTTGTTCTTGTGCCATTAAACTAATGTGTTCAAGTATATTTTTCTGCATTGCCGCCATAACTATTGGATTGTTCTGTACCATGTTTAATCTCATAAAGTTTAAGTGAGCATCAATGTGCGCTTTGTGGTCTTGACCAGGAAAAGCTTGGAATGGTTTTTGTGACATTGCTAAAATATGTTCTAATGCAGGGTCCATCGGCATTGGTTGTGCTGGTGGAGGTAAAATTGCATTAACATTTTTCACACCCAGCGCATCATACATAGATCTGTACGCTTGGTACATATTATGCATTTGAGGATTTGATTGCGCCAGTTGTAATTGACTTTGTGCAATAGATATTCTTTGCGTCTGTGAAAAGATGTTTGGATCTGCTACAGGTAATATATCTACTCTATCATCAAAGTCTTGTACTTTAATTTCTCTTGCTGCACCAGGTACATCATAAGGATAAACCGGTGGTAAGTATGATTTAAATACTTGTGATAATAATTTGAATTCTTCTTTTAGACCAACGTATAGTCTTTTGTGGATCGCTGACATTACACGTGAACCACGTTCTAAAAGTGCAACTGTAGTACCGACCGCGGCTTGTTGATTCATATCACCAACTTGCATATCAGAAATTGCTGCAAATCTTTGACCTGCAGATACTACAACACCCATTAACTGAAGCAATGTTGCATCAGGTCCTTTGAAAGGTAAAGTCATAAACTGATCTTTAATATTTCCACCAGGAGCATCTACATCTCTAAATTCTCCGGGTTGTAATGGTTGTGCGTCATCTCTAACTCTAATTCCTCTTGATTTAAAACCAGCTGGTAAGTTTGCTAAAGTTCCTGCATCTAAAAGTTGTCTCAAAGCTGCTGTTGCAGTTCTAGTTAATCCACCAATCATATGAATTAAACCAAAACCATAAAAACCTGTACCTGGTAAAAATTTAAATTGTACAAAATAATTAATTTTATTTTTTTTAGGATCTTCCGCTTGATAGTTTCGTCTTATAGATAAAACTTTACTATTTGCTTGCGCAACAGTAATAACATATGGAAGTTTAATTCCAGTAGGTTCACCATCTTCTCCAACATCTTCATAACCTTCTAAATCTAAATTAGTATGTATTTCATAAAGTGTGTATTGATCTTCTTGTGCGTCTTTAGAAATTCCTTCTAATTCTAATTTTTTATCTTCTAATTGATTTTCTGTAATAGGAGGTGTTCCTAATTCTATATCTCTATAAAATCCAGACACTTGTTGTTTTCTTAATTCATTTTCAGAAATTTTAATAACGTGAATAATTCCTTCTGCATCTTCTAAAGAGTTTGCAGAGTAAGGTACAATCAAATCATCAGCTGGAACAAACTTTGAAACAGCTCTACCTAAAAGATCATCATAATAAACTTTTTTAAAAGTAGATCCTGATAAAGGTAAATAAAATAACATTTGATCAAACTCTGGTTCATACTCTTTCATCTGATCCATAATTTGATAGTTCATAAAATCTTTAACACGTTTAGCTTGCTCTTCTTTAGGAACATCTACATTTCCTAAAATTTGAGTTCTAACCGGACCATCACTTGGTAATAATTCTTTATAAGCTTGTGCTTGAAATTGTGTAACTGCTTCAGCAAGCACAGGGTGATTAACACCTGATGCACCTTTAAAAGGTTGTGTTCTTCTTTCGTATTTAAAACCTAAAAGTTCTAAACCGTTTCTATAGGTATCTTCCCAATCTGCTCTTGATTCTTTGTATTCTGTATATTGATCTACGAGTTTATGCCCTAAAGGCTCTAAAACACCATCCTCTAGAGTTTCTGCAAGGTTTGCAAAATGATCTTGATTAGGGTCTATATCTACAGCATGGGGATCAAAAGAAACTTCTGCTCCACCTTCTTCATCCATTGCTATTTCAACAGGTCCTGTTGGAGTATCAATAACTTCTGCTGCTTGTTTATTCTCTATTTCAATAACCTCTTCTTGTGGGTTATTGTTTTGATCTATATTTGGTAATGGTTTATCTATAGTTGCCATTTGGCTATTCTACCTTCTTTTAAATAATGATTCAACACCTGACTCGCTAATATCAGGTATTTTGATTGCTGTCAAACTTACAAGTCCACCATCTTTGTAGCCCATATCACTTAATGCTTTTAACTCTGCTATCTCTTCATCAGACATTTTACGAGTTCCTTGTGCTTTAGCATCTAATGCTTCTTTTGCAAATTTCTTTTCTAAAAACATTAATTCTTCCATTTCGTCAGGGGTCATCAATCTTTTGTCTCCAGTCATTTCCATTTCTTCAAGTTTCTCTTGTAATTTTTGTAATCTACCTCTTGATACCTCACCTGGTTCAGGATCTAGTTTACCAGCTTTGTATTCTCTAAACATATCAGCTTCATATTCTTTTGATTGTCTTAAAGCTTCCTCTGCTTCACCAACAGTGCCATCCATCATCCAATATTCAGTGTCTCCTAACACTTCTTCGTAATCTCTAATTTCATCATCGGTTAATAATCTTTTTGGATTAGGATTTCTTGTTTGAAAATCCATAATTTCTTCTTGTATAGTTTTTTCTGGTTGTGGTGCTCTGTCCGCAGTTGTAATTGCATCATCACCATACTTACTCATAATAGCACGCATTGCTGCAGATAAACCTTTTGGTATACCACCTCTAACCATTGCAACTCTACCTCCGCTTGCAAAACCTTTTTTACGTTTTAAAAATTCTTCAAGGTTTGTAATACCACCTGTAATTCCTTCTTGTTCCTCTCTACCCATTGGTCCATAAATTTCTTCAGCTTCATATAATTCTTCTACAGTTCTACCTTTAGTAGTTTCATCCATAGTTTTGTGAATTTCACCCATTGCTTTACCGCCTTCATCAGTATCAAAATATACTGAACTAGTTCCATCAGTTTGATTTACATCGACTGTAATGTCTGGTCTATCTGGGTGTTTAAAAGTAGAAATTCTATCTTCTTCTTTAACTAAAGTTCCTTCGTCCATAACTTTTTTAACTACCATATTAAAAAAGTCTACACCTTGACTAGCCACGTTTTCAATACCTTTACGCGCACCTTCGGTTTTAAATACGTTTACATATTTACCAATAGCTGGTGCACTTGCTAAAGCAATTAATCCTTTTATAAAAGCTCGTCTATTCATCTCTGTTAAATAAGTTGTATATCATACCTTCTTGGTTTTGATAATTTTTATAAGCGTCATACCCTGACATTCCAAGTCCCAATGCTAGTCCAGGTAATCCTAAAAATCTTGATGCTCCTGCAATCATTCTTGGACTCATTCCCATTCTTAAAATTTGTCCTGTAATACCAGGTCTTGCTTTACCTACGTTGCTTAAATTAAAATAA